AGACCGGTGCCGGGGATGTGTGAGTAAATTTAGTCGAAAACCTATCCGGACGATACTTGTGCAGGTTCGACTCCTGCTTGTCCCACATAAATGTTAGCCACACAGAAATGGCAAGGGTTAGTAAATAATGGTTGTGCCCCGGAGAATACGCTTCGGGGCTTTTAATGGAAAATTATGGATGAATTATTAACTGGTAAGATTTGCCCTTATTGCGGTAGGTCTACTGAATACGTGGATAGTTCTGTAATCTACGGACGCTCCTACGGTATGATTTACCTCTGCCGAGATTGTAGGGCTTATGTCGGAGTACACAAGGGTACAGACCAGGCGTTAGGGCGTTTGGCAAACGCGGAACTAAGGGAAGCCAAGAAAGAAGCCCACTTCTACTTCGACCAGGTAGCTAAGCCCAATCTTATCAATAAAATTTGGAAGAAACATATCCCCAACACTTCAAACAGAAACAAAGCCTACCTGTGGCTATCCAATCAACTGGGCATACCACGTGAGCTTTGCCATATCGGAATGTTTGATGTGGAGGATTGTAAACAAGTTGTTGAACTATGTAAACCTATAATAGAAGCATTATGCAAGAAGAACGAAAATTAACATTCGGGAAATACAAGGGACAAGATATAAAGTATATCATACTTACTCATATTGGTTATATCATGTGGTGTTTTGATAATATCGACTGGTTTAAGCTGACCGATGAAGAACAGGCTTTATATGACGCGATAGCCATAATGATTAAGAAAGAACGCTTGCCAATGACTTTTCCGGTTGAGATGATGTACAAGCATATAAAGGACAGAGAAGCATTTGAAAGGTTAAAGACTCCGTTTATATTCAATGGAGAATATACAGCCTACAAAGTTTCTGAAAAAGATAATCCAATATGCAAAAGTATCGAAAAATACAGAATACGCAGAGCACATGGAATCAGAATCCAAGAAGGTTCATCATTTGGCGACCTTTCATTAGGAGATTTGGGTGGTTTTTCGCATAGCATGAATAAAGAAATAGAAAGGGCTCGGCTTAATGGTGAGAGTGATGAAGAGATATATGGTGGTTGGGGTAGTATGAATGATTATAAGGATTGATAAATATGTATTACATCAAGAAATCTAAGAAAAAAGAAAAGCCATTGCCACTATTCGACAAGGCAGGTATCAAGGTAAAGAAGAAGCCGGATTTAGTAGCCAAACTCGACAAAGTTTTCAGCCGCTATATCCGGCTTCGTGATGCAATGCCGAACAGAATGATACGTTGCATATCATGCGGACAGATAAAGCCGTTCGATAAGTTTGACAACGGGCATTTCCATAGCAGAACTCACATGGCAACACGATGGGATGAGGATAATTGTCATGCCGAATGTAAATTTTGTAACAGATTCAAGGCAGACCACATGATAGGCTACCGTGAGAACCTTATCGCCAAAATCGGACAACAACGCTTCGACAAACTGGCGTGGAAAGCCACACAAACGAAGAAATGGGCTGATTTTGAATTAATCGAACTCACAAAGTATTACAAGGCTTTGGGAGATAAACTAAGCAAGGAGAAAGGATTATGAACACTCTTTTTGAAATACCTCTTAGCAAAACCAAATCAAAGAATCATGGAGGTAAAATTTGCAGTAAGTGCGGTAAGTTCAAGGCATATAAGTATTTCTCAAAGGACAATGCTCGTAAGGATGGACTTCGTTCATCATGTAAACAATGCGACAAGAAGCAACAACATAATTGTAGGCAGCGCATTTCTTACATATCAGTAAGCGAGAAGCAATGTTCCGAATGTGGCAGAATACTTCCTATTGAAAAATTTGGAGTTGACAAGACGAAAAAAGACAGACATAGAAGTTACTGCCTTGAATGTATGGGTGAGCAACAACGCCACAGGAAAAGAATAAGATTAATAAAACAACCCACATCCAAGTTATGAGTTACAAACTTCGTGATTATCAACAGAAAGCCTCTGATGCAGCCGTTTCTTTTTTCAACAACAAGGCGAAAAGGAACAACGCCATCATGGTACTGCCAACAGGGGCGGGTAAATCAATAGTAATTGCGGATATAGCACATAGACTAAATGACTATGTGCTTATTTTTTGTCCATCACGTGAAATTGTCGAACAAAACTTCAAGAAACTCTGCTCATACGGCATTCTTGATTGCAGCATCTATTCTGCATCCTTTAACTCAAAAGAAATAAGCCGGATAACATTCGCCACCATCGGCAGTGTGAAGAATCATCCTGAACTGTTCACCCACTTCAAGAACATCATCGTGGACGAATGCCACCTTGTAAACCCTAAAGAGGGAATGTACAAGGATTTCTTTGATGCGGTAAAGTGCAAGGTTCTTGGCTTGACTGCAACACCATACCGTTTAAGCTCTAGCCGTGATTTCGGCTCTATGCTGAAATTCATCACCCGGACAAAGCCTCATGTTTTTTCAGAGGTCATTTACCATGTACAGGTATCAACCCTATTAGATTTGGGGTATTTGGCAAAACTAAATTATTATCCTATGAATCCTATTGGATGGAACGAACTCAATTTGAAGGTAAATACCACTGGTGCCGACTATACAGATAGGTCAGTTCAAAGAGAATATGAACGGATAGACTTCTACGGTTATCTCGTTCATATCGTCCAAAGGCTGATGAATCCCAAAGCCGGAGGAAAGCGGAAAGGTATTTTAGTGTTTACCCGGTTCTTGAAAGAAGCCGAACGGTTAACCTGGTCTATACCCGGTTGCGCTATCGTTTCAGGTGATACTCCTAAGAAAGAACGTGAACATATTCTTGAGGCGTTCAAAGCTGGTGAGATTTCGGTAGTAGCCAATGTGGGTGTACTTACGACTGGCTTTGATTATCCGGAACTTGATACGGTCGTTATGGCACGTCCTACGATGTCACTTGCCATGTGGTATCAGATAGTCGGTCGGGCTATTCGCCCCCACCCTTCCAAAAAATACGGCTGGATTGTGGATTTATGCGGTAATATCAAACGTTTTGGCGAAGTCTCTGATTTACGATTATTTGATAGCGGTAATGGAAAATGGGCTGTCTTCTCTAAAGGAAGACAATTAACTAACGTGAGATTCTAAGCAAATGGAAAACGATAAAGGATTTATAAAACTAAGCCGCAGGTTCTTCTCGAATATAATGTGGAATGAAGCCCGGACATTTAGCAGTTGCGAAGCGTGGTTAGACTTAATACAGTCTGCACGATTTGATGCAACGCCCCGAAAGGAGTGTATCGGAGGTCGAGAGGTGGTCTATAATCGTGGGCAATACCCAGCATCCATTAGGTTTTTAGCAAAACGTTGGCAATGGTCAGAAAAGAAAGTCCGTTCTTTTTTGGAGCACCTACGGAAAGAAGGCATGATAACTTCTGAATGTACGCAAGGCATCAATATCATAACATTGTGCAAATATGACGAATATAACGATGTAGGCACAACTAAGGGCGCAATCAAGGGCACGGATATTAACATGGAAATCAATAGTTTAAAAGAAGAATGGGCACAACTAAGGGCACAACTTGCGGCACAGCCTACGAATAATCACCCGCCACAATTTGAATTTTCACAAAAATTAGGGCACACGGAGGGCACAAATACAAAGAAAGATAAAGAAAGAGAGTACATAGATATGTCTCTTAATAATCAAAAGAAAGAAAATACTCCTAACGGAGTATCAAAGAAAGACAAGCTTTCTTCGCTCTCCCTCTCTGAAAAGGTTGATTACAATGGATTGATGGAATACTATAACGCTACATTCAAGGACAAACTTCAGCAGATAAAGTCAATGACCGAGGATAGAAAGAAAGCCGTAAAAGCCCGGATATCCCAATATGGCAAAGAATCCGTCAGAACAGCTTTCAATCTTGTTCTTCAGAGTCCCTTTCTTCTTGGAGGAAATGACCGCAACTGGAAGTGTAACTTTGATTGGATATTTAAACAAGCAAATTATACTAAAATTTTAGAAGGTAATTACAATGGAAAACGAACTGATACTGCTGCCACAAGAAGAGAGTCGGTTGGTCGCCTTAAAAACCTCGCCGGAGCAATACTGCAAGATGCTTCGCCCCAAAACGATTGAAGATGTATTTTTAAGTTCAGAACCAGCAATAGGAACAATCACAAGGATACTTGGAGAAACAAAGTCAAGAGCAGCCGTTGTTTTTTTACTTGCCGATGCTTTGGAGTTTTTCAATGCTACTGAAACCATGTCTGATGTTCAGGTAGCTATAACCGTTGATTTGATTATGGAGGAATATCCGTATCTCAAAATGGACGACTTGAAGCTCTGTTTTAAAAATGCCATGAAGATGAAATACGGACGAATATACAATCGTATTGATGGGCAGGTGATTATGAGTTGGCTTCGTGAGTATAACAAAGAACGATGTGCTGCTGCTGACACCCAGTCTTGGAATGAGCATAAATCGCATATAGAGGATGAGTTAAAGCCTATGTCCGGTATGTTCTATGGAGAGTATAGGACGGAACTTGAAAAGCGTGCAGCATCTGGGGATGAATCTGCTATCAATGCTTTGCGTATATCTAACAGTTTAATGGATGAGCTAGCCAAAAGAAAGTTTGAAAAGCATAAAATGCAATTAGAAGAATTTTATAGTAAGCAAGAATCATGAAAGTAACTATCTATTGGAAAACAAAGCATCTTGATCCTAAAGACATCCCTAGAATCAAAAAGAAAATCAGGGATAAGTTTAATATTCCGGACTATACTACCGTAAACGGTGAGACTCCCTGTGATATCAAGGAAGAAGATATGGAACTCCTTAGAGAGACTGAAAAACGAGGATTCATTCAAATAAGAAACAAGTAAAGCTATGTTAGTAGGAACAACAAATCTTAATACTACTCTCAACTTAACCTATGTGTTGAAAGATGTCGTAGAAACCCTTCTCTATGATTTGAGAAGTGAAATGGGGAAGCAAGGCTATGAATTACGCCACGATGTGAAACGTAACTTCAACACAGCTATAGCTTCTATTCGTAAATTGAAACAGGACGTTGACAAAACCCAGTTCTCCACACAGGAGAATTTTGGAAACGACTCCGATTGCCTTCTTGCGTTTATCAGGTTGTTGGTAGACCGGTGCGGTGACGATGACAAGAAGATGTTCGCATTTTATAATTACATCAAATGTCACCCTTCACAGCTTGGACTCGATCTATCAGATGAAAAAAGTACGTTCGCTCATATTTTCAAAAATAACGAGAAGCTGAATTAGTTATGAGAATACTCCTAAACATCCTCCTTCTCCTAGGAGTGAACATCTTATTTTACCTGGTGGTGTATGCGATAGCGAACCACCTGATGGATGTATACAATTAATTAAAACAAGATAAAAATGATACCATGACAGTACAAGAATTAATTGACAAATTGAATAGTATTGCAAATAAGGAAGCCGATGTCTTTTTAGATTCAGGAGATATAAACTTATTTAATGCTAATGAAGTTTATCTTGATGATGATAACACAATAGTAATCATAGCCAACTAAAACGACAAAAATGAAATTAGTTCATGGCAGTTTATTCAGCGGCTTTGATGCCCCTAGCGTTGCAGCTTCATGGATGGGCTGGAAAAATGCCTTTCACTGTGAGATAAACCCTTTTTGCAACGAGATACTAAAATATTGGTTTCCTGATTCAGAACATTATGAAGATATTACAAAAACAGACTTTAGACAATGGAGGGGAAGAATTGACATCCTCACAGGCGGATTTCCTTGCCAGCCTTTCTCCCTCGCAGGTCAGAGAAAGGGAGCGGATGATAACCGTTACCTCTGGCCGCACATGCTCCGTGCTATACGAGAAATCCGACCCGCTTGGGTTATTGGTGAAAACGTTGCTGGAATCCTCACGATGGTTCAGCCCGGCAAGGAGACTGAAGTGGGAAGCCAAACCTCTCTTTTCGGAGAAGATAACCGAAAAAGAATATTGCTACGACAAGA